GTAGTGCTAATCGTGAATGTGCCCCATGGATCCGGTGAAGCGGGCACGTGCGATAACCGCTCCACCTTCTCCATGTCCTGCTTAGTAGGCCTCTTCTCCGAAGGCATAAGCAGGCCGATAACTCGACCGATGCAGCTGGTCGAGCAATTTTCTATCCAGAAATCCCGGTTAACGCCACGGTCGCTGCGCACTTCGAAGGCGTAATCAATAGCTGCCGGTACTAGATCCTCATGTTCCCGATAGGCCTCGGCCTTCATAAGCACGTAACCCTTTTCGAAGCTAACGTCAACGATAGAGACTTCGATGCGCCCGGATATAAATACATCTCTAAACTTTTTAATACGAGTGGCAACATCCTCATATTCGTCCAGGTTAAACATTGGCTTCCCGCATTTCTAGCAGCTTAGAATAGGCCAGCTGGTTTTTAAGCGTCCAGATTTCGGTAGGTTTAGCAGGGGGCCAGAGCTGGGTTTCCTTAATATGAAACTCGCAGTAGCTTCTAACCGCTCCCTTGCTTTTAGACATTTCGCTAACGAATGTCCAAGTAGCATGACCTGACACGCCATCCTTAAATGTCCAAATATTGCTTTTAGAATCGTATGAGCCAAATTCGACTTTACATAGATCGCAGAAGGTATTAGCTGTAGCTCTACTTCTGGGCATGGCTCACCGCCTGGCGTGCCTTATGAGTAATCCGGCGCTGGGAAGCGCGGCCTTGCTTTACTCCCATGCGATAGGCAAAGGGGAGTGAGCCTGCCATTAATAAAATGAATAAATAGGTGTCTTTCATCGAACTTAGCCCCTGGTTCTGATACCTTTTTATACAAGGGCGTAGATGGGGAAAAATTAAATAGCTTTACATAAGTAAAATACACGGCACATTCTTTATCCCAGGTACATTATTTTGAGCGTGTAGGGCCGTTGGCCTTTTATAGCTTTACATAATGTGACTAGTCGGCTTATCAAAATTGCCAGCTGTATTTAGTTATCGGCTATTAGATTTATCCCGGATAGATAATTTCTACCTATCCACTCCCTAGTAATAAAAGCGTGATCTGTTTAACTTTTGTACATGAATCCCGCTCTGGGTTTCATAAGGTGAACCTATAAAGGGCCACTGACATTAGTAAAGGCCAGACACGCCTAGGAGATGGGATAAATTAAATGGCAGCACCTAGGTTAAATCCTTCGGGATTCTTCGAGGTTACTTCATCGGCTCGCATGGATGGAAAGTTAGAGCTATTCGGCTACGGCCAGAACGATAAGGCTATAAATCCGGGTGATTTAGTGATAATCACTACCGACTACCTAAGCGAAGGTTTTAGTAAGCAGCGCATCGAGGCATCGTTAAAGCTGCGTGGCCGTGACATGCACCTCTTCGTAGCGGCTGCGGTGCAGGCATTAGAGCTATACGAGGCTAATAAGGAATGGCTGGGCGCTCCTATGTCTCACCCAGGCCAGGGCGTATTAGATCCTCGCTCGCCCATGGCTGCACTTACCCACTGGCAGAAGGGGGCGATAAGAAACATTTAATAAATTTATACCGATAGCCCTTTACAACGCAGGGGGGGGGGAGCACACTTTTAGAGTAGTTAACTAAAGGGGCTGTATGTATCAAAATTCAAATATGCGAGTACCGCCGATGGCGTTCGCCGGGGCAAAGGCTAAGTTTCTAGCAGCGATAGCGTGGGCTGGAGCCGAGGCTGGGCACGTTAGTCCCCGGGAATTTAACGAGCTATTGGCAGGCTATTTAACTACTGAGCATTTCGCCTTTATCGAGGCCGAATCGAAGCTCCACCATACTCTAAAAGAGATGCAGGGAGCCCTAAGTAATCGGCAGAACGAGATAGCTAACCTCATTATTTCGGGCCTGACTAATAAGGCGATAGCCGAAACTATCCACGTATCCGAGGCCACGGTTCACCATGAAGTAACTAAGATATTTAAGATCTTCTCGGTAGCTAATCGAGGCGATTTACTGGCCTACTTCAAAGAAGCGGACGATGAGCTAGAGCAGGCCGAGGCCTAGCCCTAAGCGTTTGTGTAGGTAACTTCTACGTTTCCACCATTAGCCATGAGGTTATAAGGCTGCATTTCTATCCAGCCTTCATTAGATCCAGAGAAGCCTTCGCCGTTCATGGATCCGTTCATGGTAATAATGTTGCTCGTACTCCAGCCATCATCGGCTCCAGAGCCCCCGGCAGACCAGGCTACAGATCCTTGAAGGATGCAGATGCCGGCCTGATACCAGCGCATCGCGCAGGTGATATTAGTGTCACCGGGGCCAAAACCCAGGCTAGTACTAGCGCCGGATACTGCTCCGGCAGTAGCTCCATTAGAAGCCTGTACTTGTAAATCGTACTTAGTTTCGTTATGTATATTAAAGGACACTGGGCCCATTTTATTACTCCTTTTTATTTAGTGGGATTTGTAAACTTTTTAGATTAGTTTGATTTAGTTCCTATCGGATCGTTAGGATTTAACCAGCGAAGGATTACGGGGGCTACTGCGGCTAGTCCTGCGGCAGCGATAGCTTTAGGATCCGTAACCCCAGCGATTACTAAGGCAAGGCAGGCGGCTAAGAAAGAGCGCCCCCAGCTTGCTAGTAGTGCTTTACTCATTTTGTACTCTTCTCTAGCCCTAGTTTTGTTATTAACTTCTCTACCTGTTCTGGGTTGAGAATTACCTCGAAGTGCATCTCATCCTTCCGATTTTTATAATCGCCGCCCCATCGAAGCCCGTACTTTTTAGCTAGGGCCTGCATCATGGGAACCTTGCCCGGCTCGAAGGTGTTAGCAGCACCGAGCCGATGGCTAGCAGCGTTTAGATCTATAGCTGTACCCGATGAGTGGTTACTTAGTGAGTCCTCGGAGCCGCGCACCATGCGAAAGGCGTAGCCCCAGTCATCGAGGCCGCCTTCATCTATTGGCTCGATGAGCTTATGAAACTCCTCGGCGAAGCCCACTAGCAGGGGAGCGACCGACTCCGCGCAGCGTAGTTTTATCGTGGAGCCGGGTACAGGGTAGGACTTTATGCCTAGCTCTACAGGATTCTTAGATGCGGGCCAGCCGTTTTGGGACTTCATATAATCGGCTCTTCTGGTGCTGTCTCGCAGATAGAACACTGCCAGCGCTTTAAGTTATTGAGTAGAAGCGTCTCATGCCCACATTCGGGCATTGGCGCAATAAAAGCGTCATCAATTGGATCATAAGTATAACCAATTCCTGCATAGTTAAAACGAATGTTGCCGTTGTATGAAGTGCGCTTGCAGACTTTTTCTCGAAAATTACCATACCAAGTTTCGGTATCTAAACCTTCGATAAGTTCTGTCTCGTCAATGCCGACAATAACTTCTGTGACAATATTAGAGTCATCTAAAAATGCGTAGTGTGCCATTATGTCCAGCTCACATTTCCAGTACCAGCAGTAATAGTGGCTCGCTTATAGCCGCCACTAGCTGCACTTTCTGTACCTGTTAATCCTGCACCTATTGTAATTGTGCGAGTATCAACGTAACGCAAAATAACTACGCCAGAACCACCGTTAGCACCCGAGCCGGGTAATCCTGATCCTGAACCACCGGCGCCACCGCCAGCATTAGTTGTACCAGCTGTACCTGTAGCGGTGCCGCCGTTACCACCACCACCTGAACCACCGGAACCGGCAGCTGCGCCGCCAAAACCGCCGCCACCGCCGCCACCTGCATAAGTGACACTTGAACCTGTTATTGATGTCGCAACGCCATTTCCACCTGCCCCACCTGTTGCAGCTCCATTAGTTCCTGCGGTTCCAGCTCCGCCGCCACCGCCAGCGTTAAGTGTTGCAGAAATTCCACCACCGCCGCCGTAACCTTGATTAATTGTGCCAGCAATACCCAATCCATTGTTGCCACCACCGCCACCACCCGACCCACCGGAACCGCCGTTGTTAGTAATAATATTAGAACCGGCCCCGCCTGCACCGCCGCCAGTAGAAGTGATGCTTGAGAAGCTCGACGCGATACCAGCAGTACCAGCGGCAGCGGGTGGGGTACTTGCGCCAGCGCCGCCACCGCCGACCGCAACCGCGTAATTAGTAGCTGGAAGTAAAGTAAGTGCGGTTTCTAAAGTTCCACCACCGCCCGTTGCCGTTACAGTGCAACGGAGTCCACCTGCGCCACCGGCGCCAGTTGCAGAGTTATATCCACTTATTTGACTACCGGATCCACCGCCACCTGCAATTACTAAATAATCTACTGTAATGGTTGGCGGTAATGAATTGCCGAATAATGCGGCTGTGATAGCTCCTATCATTATCCGATACCGCCCACGATTGTATAGGCGTTAGCCCCGGTGCGTATCGCTACCGCTGTTTTGTACTGGGCCAAGGTTGGAGCAGCTGATACGGTTCCGGCAGAAGTAAGAGTTACACCGGATCCAGCTGCGAAGGTGAGCAGACCGGCCCCAGAGTTAAGAAAGGTGATAGCAGTGCCAGTAACGGCAGCGGTGATAGTTGAGTCTGGAGCGATAGTTACTATCTTTGTAGAAGCGTTAGTAAGTTGAACGCAGACCTGATAAGTATCGCTATTAGCTATCGTGTATGTAGCCCCTGACTGCGCATTTATAGTAAAGGTAACGAGCGAGTTAAAAGTAGTAGCCGTTAGCACGTCTCCGGTTATGGCTGGTATTCCAGAAGTCATAGCATTTTCTCCCTAGTAAGTCATTACTGACGTATCGAGTACGCCGTAAAGAGTTGATCCGATAAT